CTTCTTTTACTTCATCAACTACTTCATCTTCGTCTTCAGCGTCATCTTCTTCAGGAGACAACCATTCTTGTAAGGCAGCTTGAAAATCATCAAACGGAAGTGGTTTGTAAGATTCTTTTGGATTAGTTTGTTCTTCTAACCATAATTCAATTTCTTTTTCATCTTTTGATAAAGAAGTTACTTTCATTGATGGTGCAATAGTAGTTTTATTATACTTTGTACCAGTAACATCTGGTCCTACAGTGACTAGTTTAATGTCACGGCCTGTCATGATGTCTGTAAAGTCACCTACTTCTTCATCTGCTGCCATTTGTAAAAATGCTTCGTAAATTTCTTTACCAAATTCCCACAATTGAACACCTTCAGATTCTTCACCACGTACGATTACAGGAGCAAAGATGCGAACTTTCGGATCTAATTTTTTAGCTAATTTCCAATTTTCTTTATCATTTGTACCACGTAATTGTTTTGCAAATTCAGCAATTGGGTCTTTTTCTCCCCAATTTAATGGAGAAGCAATTACTTTTTTATTTCCAATTCCATAATAAAATTTCATTTCAATAAAAGGAAATTCTTTATTGTACTTAAAAGGTACAACACGGATTGTTTGTTTACCAACAGATGGTTTAAAACGTTTAATTTGATTGTTTGAGTTACCACCGCTAGATGTGGATTTGTTCATAGACTCTAGCTTCTTTTTGATAGCATCTAAATTCATATATAACTTTATTTATGTGATTACAACTTTAATATAATAACCTTTATTTAAATATCCAAACTATAATTCAACTATTTTAAAAATCTTTGTATTCAATTGCTTAATCTCATTATGTTGAGTTAACAATATACAATTTCTATAATGTTGCCAATTTACTGGGTATCTTGTATCAACTGCACCGCCATTTAATCTTTTGATTAATTCGTTTAATGCATTTATTGTGTAAAGTGTGTTGGATTCTTTTTTTCTATGTACCAAAATAGTATTTTCTGGTATATCATTTACATTTCCTTGATCTACATTATATGTAACAACATATTCATTGTTACTTTTAATGTGTAAAACAAACATTTTATTATACATTATTGAGTACGTTTTACTCAGTTCATGAATTAGGGTATCCAAGTCTGAAAGTGGAGTAAAGGTACAGAATAATCTATTGTTCATCAATGCAAAATCTAGGACTTCATCAAAGTCATACTGATTATACATATATGAAGGTGTTTCGAAATTGTTGTACATAACTTTTATTTTAAATTGTAATTACTTCCTTTTTTTAGTTTAATTTGTAAATTTTTAGTTTCGAATACTTTAGCTATTTCTTTTAATACATCTTTTTCATTTTTATCTACATCAAATAAAAACGAATCGTATACATATAATACAAGTTTAGTATTTTTCCCTTTTAATATTTTAAATATTTCATATAATATAAGAACATTATTTGCGGTCTCCAAGTTTTGAAGTACATAATTTAAAAGCTTTTGTGGATTCATATCCTCCATTTCACTCTTTATAAATTTATGGTCTGAGATAGGGCATTTAATGTATCCTCCATAATTGAAAGTATCCCATAAATCATCTACATATGCTTGTACTTTTTGAAAGAAAGGTAAATCTCTATATTCTTTCCAAATACCTCCATATAATTGTTTAAATGTTATTTCTTTTGCTTGAGCGTAATCAACTCCATACATTTGAGCGAAATCCATATGAATATCACCATCATCGAAAGTATGACCCAATAAATTCCCAAGAAGGGTAGGGTGATAAGCAGAAATATCCATTTCAATAAAAAAATCATTACGCGGTATAAAACATTCTCTCTCACCGTTATCTTTATTTAATGTTGAAAAATTTATACCTCCAAACGTATTGGAGGGTCTTGTTGTTAATGTGTTTAAATTATATTGCGTGTAAACAAACTCGTTAGATTGTTTATCGAAGTACTGCTCAAATTTAGTTTGGTCTACTTTTATACCCGCACGTTCGAGTTGATTAAACACAAGTGCTGCTTTATTGTAAAACGGGTTAACTCTGTTTTTTTCGTAATTTGTAAAGTTTTGCTCACATACCTCATAATGTTTTACAATCGGAACAATTGTATTTAAACTATGCATTGTAGGATACCTATTGTATATTTGAGTATGAGCTTGTGTTAATTGAGGTATATACGTATGTGGGGAGGGTGATGTTTGAGTACAATGCTTAAGGGCAAAATAATGTAAAAATTCCTTTCTATCTCTTACATAAATATATTCTATACTATTTAATACTTTTTCTACTACTTCTAGATCAAAATTTATTGTTTCACTATGGTTTATTGGAATAATATAACCTTTTGAATCATCTCTTGGGCGAATATAAATAGCACATATGTCGTTTTCAATAGGATGCAGGTTATGAGAGGTTGGTATTACTTCAACATACGCTACTTGGTATTTAATACGACAAATTGTTTCTATATGTTTAATATCTTCTATAAGCCAATACATGCTTTAAAGATACAAACTTTATTTTAAAATTCCAAATTATATTTTAGAATTTCTCTTTAAACCATTGTGTGAAACCATGCCATCCTTGTTTTTGTTCAATTTGGGTAATTAATCCTTTATTTATGTTTTCTGAATTGAATTGTAAGTACCATAGAGTTGAAATTGGGGTATAAAGATCCCATGCTATGTCTTTTGTTTTGGTTTTTAATTTGTCAAAAGTTGTTTTGTCTATTTCCATATATTTGTTTTCGTTGTTTTTTTTACAAAAATAACGAGTATAAACACCCAAGATAAAATCTTGGTTAGTTGGGAGGGTTGGATTTGGAGTAGGAATAAATCTTAAGTTATTAGGGATTGGAAGAGGGGATGACCCTGGGTCTACATATCTTATACCTGTATTTATGATAGGTCCTTCATCTGGGTGGTTTTCTTCACTGATATTTCTTTTAGGGGGGAGCAATAAAATATTAGCTCCATCTTGTGGGGTTTTTCCTGTGTATTTCTGCCCATTTGAAACTTCATAGTAATATCCTTTATAGTCTTTCTTTGTTGTTGAAAGGACATATTCTCCACCATTAGTGTATAAATTGGATTTTATTTGGGATTTTGGATAATACATTTATTTAATTTTTTATTTTCCATCTACTGACCAATGCCATGCTTCGGAAGGTAAGTTATATAAACCATATTTAGAAGCATTTTTTTCTAACCATTTATATTCTTTAGAGGATCTACTTTTTATTGTATGACCTGAACTATCAGTAACATCTAATGCTAGTCCCATCTGGTGGTTAGAATATCCTGGAGGGGCTGTTGGGGTAACACAGTCTTTGGAACTTTTCCAATTTGGCCAACCTTTACATCCATTAGTTTTTCCTGCTGAAATTTGTTCAGACATTGTTCTAAATCCTCCTGCTGAGATTTTAATTCCATCTTTTTCTGCTGCTTTAAAAAGATTGTATACTTTTTCAGCCATTTGAGAATTTACATCAATATCTTTTGTGCCTGTAGATCCTTTAAGGAGGCATACTCTTATTTTAACTAATTTACCATTTTTATATCCATCTTGGACTCCTCCATCTTTAACGCCTGTGAGATGTATAGGGCATTTTATATCTGAAGTATCCCCAGAGATAACAGTTGATATTCCAGGAGGAAGGGGGGCATTTCCTCCTCCACCACCTCCACTTTCACCACTTGGTTTTTCTCCAGATATAGATACTCCATCCATTATGATGTTGTTTATATTAGTTCTAAGCCATTCAAATTTTACCATAATTTATTATTTTTTACCATAAACTTTATCTACAATACTTATAAGGGAATTTGATAGACTTATTCTTTTTTGTTTTGTAGCTTCATATGCTCTAGGATTATCTTTCCTATTTACATATGTTCCAGGAACTTCAAATTTTTCTAACACATATATAGTACTATCTTCAATAGATTTACTAGTAGTTAATTTATTAAATACTGATTTATATGAAGATTTCAATTCGTTTTCAAGGAATTTTAATTGAAAATCTAAATCAAATAAAGTTGATTTATTATTTCCTGCAGCTTTTTCTAAACTTCTTCTACGAGAAGCCGTCCATTGAACTATTCCAATCCCTCCTTTTCCTCCTATTTCGGAATTTTTTTCAGCAGCTGAAGGATTGGCTGATGATTCTGCTA